GATAGGGCACAAAAAATTTCTCTTGTAAGTCAAGAGGTAAATAAATGTAATCCCTATGCTGACATAAACTGTCATGCTCAGGGTAATAAGTTCTAACATAAGCCTCTGCATCATCACAGCTTGTAAACGTGCCAATGTATTGAGGTGAGCCATTTAAATAAATTGCCAAAATATAGTCCAACATGATTCATGCTCCTATCTATTCCTTTCGGTATCATAATATTCGGCAGTGTGCTCAACTTCGTCGTGCTTTTCTTTTTTAGATTTTTGAAATATTTTATCATAGTTGTCTTCATACTTCTTACGATTTGTTGGTCTTTGTTTGCTTCCCTTTCCTCCATCGCCCATCACGCCACTCCTTTACTAATGAATGAAAATCTAGTTTAGTCTTATCTTCTGCAAATTGCAAGGTTAATAAATATCGTGTGCCACCGTAATTATATATTGAATGCTCTACTTGGTTGTTGAAAAAGTAGTAAACTCCGCGTTCATATTTAAGTTCATGAAACTCTCCTGTAATTGCGCCCTCCTTTTTAGGGGCTCTAAATATACAATGACTATGTGCATGATTAACTAACATATTAACACAAACCCCTCGGTTATCATCAACGTGCCAGTCATAAAAAGTGTTTGGCTGCAATCTAACTACTCCGGCCTCAAATCTGTGAGCTTGGTAGAGCTGACGTAAGAATGGGTCGGCCTTACGCAAAACCTCTTGTTCGATGTATAACAACTCAAAGTTAAAATATTTTATCCAGTCAGTATCCTTTGCCATTTGACAAGCAAGGTATAGTTTTGTAGTAAACTCTGATTGGTAGGGAAGTTCAAAATAACAATCTGATGATTTAACAGTCTCCATAGTTACTTGCATAGCCCCCCTCACATGTCACTGGCAACCCTTTAGCCCACTCCGGTGCCGTGCTCATTTTTTCTTTAATAAAATCTAAAGTCTTCTCTGCTTTACTTTCAGGCACAACATAAACAAGGGCGTCATGCACAGTTAATACAGGTCTATAGCGTCGCCCAATTTCACACATTTGATCTCCAATCACAATACGCGCTAAAGCTTGGACAATATTTTCAACTACTGCACCGCCCCAGATTTTTATTGTTCCTCGTCTGGAATTGTATGTGTAGTCCCCATCATCTAGTTTTAAATTGGGGTAGTGTATATATAGGTTGTTGGGTAGTTTGAGACCTTCCGGTGTAACTAAGATAGCTTTGCGATCATCCAAATAATAAGGTGGTTTGTCGGCAGGCCATGATGCCATGTCTGATAATGCCCGATCACATTCTCGCCAAAGTTTTACGACCTCGTGATTGACTTCACGATAAAGATTCACTAACCGCTCGCATTCTTGATCTGACATATCTTGACCGGCATTGAGTTTTAAAACGTTCTGTAGCTTACGCCATCCTGTGCCATAGCCTAATCCTAATATACAAGTCTTGCCTACGGCTCGTTCTGTTTTAGTAATATTACTATGGTTATAAACACGTCTTGCAAAATTCACATACACATCTTCACCATTAGCAAATTGTTGTAGCACGTCATGTTGTCCTGCTAACCATACCAATACCCTTGCTTCAATCTGTGATGAGTCTACGTTGATAACGACATGGTCTACAGGCGCGATGATTGCTTGTTTTAAAGCTTTCTTTTTGACGTCTCGACTAGGTAAGTTTTGAAAGTTAACCTTGTCTACGCCTGCCCATCGCCCTGTATGCGCCCCATAATACTTGAGTGGTATAGGTAGATACCCATTGTTTCTTTCTGCTATTTGTATGAATCGTTCAATGCGAGATTCTTCTATGGTAGATTTAGTGCCGAGTCGAACAGCACAGAGTTCTTGTATGAATGGATCTTCGTGTTCACAAAGGGCTAAGAACCCCTCGTCGTTTTTGGATAATGCAAATGTATCTTTGCCCGTGCGAGGGCTTTCTTTCATTGGCACGGCTACGCCATGTTCTTCGAGAAGCTTAGCAAACTGTTGATTACTTGCTAATACCCTACGCACCTCTTCTTCTGAGTCTACATTGAGTTGAGTCTGTAAACTTGAAAGCATGTTTGACTTTTCTTCTTTAATCTCAATAAGTCTTTGCTGTAAAAGTTCTCGATTAAGCTTTAATTTAGGTTCAATGAACATACGAAGCGTAGCATCAATGAGCATCCACTCCCTACTAGCTTTAAACTTCTTTTCAAGAATATTAAATAAGTCGTAAGTAAGCTTAACGTCATTCTTGCAGTATGCCCCATATTGTTTGAGCTGATACTCTTGAAAGTCCTCGAGTCGTTTACCTTTAGCGTCAAGCACTTCCGTGCCTTTCTCTCCTAGTCTATAACGTTCAGCCAATGCTTTAAGTGAACCGCCTGCATCTACACCATGCAAGGCGCGTGCTAAACATAACGTATCAAGATAAGCACTGGGAGTGAACCCAAAGTGCCATTTAAGAATTGCGCCGTCAAACATGGTGTTGTGACAAAGTAAAAGACTTTCCTTCCAGTTAATTGAGGCGAGCACTTTTGATGCCTGTTCCTCACCGACATAGAACTTAGTCTCGCCGTCGTTAATTTTGATGCCCATGCCTATAACCTGAAAGCGTGGGTCGTTGATGTATTCTTCAGTGGTTAATCGATTGAGGCCATAGCCGGTGTCATAGAATGTTTCAAAGTCAATCGTTATTAGATCGGTCACTCGTATCCTTTCTCTCTTTTTTGCAATACCCTATAATGTTATATGTTCCCATCTCGGACTTATAGCCACACCACCATTTGCCATTATGAAACTTGGCAGGGTCTCCACACTTATGACATATTGCTTTACCTACTTTTAGCATGTTTGAGCCTTTTGAGTCTTTCTTTAGCATGTTTTTTGATGTCTTTCTTGGTAGATTCGGAGGCAGTAAGCCAAACGTCAAGATCATCATATGTTCTTCCACAAGCTTCGCATACTTGCTCTCCCTCGAATTGTTCGTATCGACAATAGTTTTTGCATGGTGATTTGGTTGTCATAGTTTATTTGCAAAGAGATCATGTTCGTCGCGACATTCCGTAGAACACCAACGACGTCCATCATCTTGTTTAATAGATTCGCCACACCAAATACACTTATGCGTATCATTGGTGGGAACATCTGTTTTGATTGATCTTAGCGTAACATCTAATTGTCGTTGCGCCTCATCATTTGCTAAATCAGCCTCGTCTGCCACTTAATTGTCCTAATGATGTTGCCCAGTTACTTCTTGCCCTTGCTTGCACTTTGGTCAAAACTGGAGGAAGTTTTAGTTTACCCTCTTTTTCAAATCTTTCCAATACAGAAATGCCTACACCGGCATAGAGAGCCACCTTTGCTCTTGAAGTGTTTGGGTTTTCTTTTATGAACCGAATGGCTCTTTCTAAAAATTCATTGTATTGGTCTTGTGTATATTTGTTACTCATGTTTTCCTTTCTTAAAAAAGTGGTTCGCCGTGCTTGGCCGTAAATTCTTCATGGCTCAATTCGGTAGATGGTTGTTCAGTTAGAATCGTTTTAATGGTGCAGTCAGGCTTATCTTTAATAAACCATTCTGCATCACGCTTATGATAAAACTTGCGTAAGGGTTCTTCTTCTGAATCTAATATTATAAACTGTTTAGTCTTCACAATGTCCGCCGACACAGTATTTAGCATTCAATATTTCTTTGGCTAAATCTTCGGATACTATCTTCCGTTCTGCGTCGTCGATATGTTGCTCGATATGTTTTAGTTCATCTGATTGTAATAGTAGATCGATCTCATCAACTAAGGCTTGAGCGTCATCAACATGGGTGTCGCCTAGTCTGTGTTCATTGAGTAATCTTATGTGGTCTAATAATAAACTACGAGTTCTTTTGAATAGATCTTGACTCATTATCTTCTCTCACTTTCGTTCTTAGTTTTTGTAAATAATAATCAGCTTTGTCTAGGTCTTCAACGCCATTCTTCCGTGCGAACCTCCACACATACTTAATAACATTGGCGACACAAACAGCAACAATGCCAATTAGTCCTATGGTCGCTGACTCGATAGCATCAATACACTCGACCTTGCCTTGAGTGTAGTGAGCCGGTCTGTTCACATTATCATTCTTCATAATTAAACTTTTGCTTACCTGTGACATAATACTCTAGCATATCTATATTTGTTTCGTCAATCAATAATGAGATGCCTCCTTGTATAGATATGTCTCTTAAGTGTTTCTGTTGCAAGGCCGTAGGCTTATTGCCGTTAGCTTTGCATTCAATCCCAATAAACTTTCCTTTGTAACACGCGATAATATCGGGAACACCACTAGCACCATAGCCACCTGTGGAGGCATAGAAATAGTATGCCCCCAATTTTTTCAGAATGTCACAAACTTTAACTTTGACTTTCTTCTCAGGTGTTGCCATTACGACTCCAAAGGAGGTAGATCAACTTCACTCAATGGAGGAAGTATCTCAGGCAATTCTTCGTAGGCCTCAATGCTCAAGTCTGCAATATCAGGTAGAGCATAGGGTGTATGAGATAGGTCTGCTAAATCTTCGTAGACCATTTGGACGCTTGACTCAAAGCCCTCTTGAAGTGGGGGTAAGTCAGCTACTTGGGGTTCATCAACAGGAATAACTTCAGGTAATGGTTCATAAAATCCTGTGTAATAGTTTTGATTCTCAACTACCGGTGGTTTGTCTACTGTCGTTAAATAAAGCATAGTCCCTGCGATACCTAACACAATCGCACCTGCAATTAAATTGGTTCTTGCTACTCTTTCTTCGTTCATAATAATCCTCTCTAAAAGTTAATAAAATACTACTCAGTTTCTGACTCTTCGACTACCTCAACCTCAATGTTCTTGAGTTCTTGGTGGTCAATGAGCCAATCCTTAAAATCTTTGAATGCTACTTCAGGGTCTACTTCCTTATGCCAGAGCAGTTCGAGTATCCCAGACATGCCTCCAATGACTGCAAGTAGGTCGTGCCTATCTGCTTCCCATATATTAACAGGACAACCAAAGTAAGCATAAATATCATTCTCCGTATAATCAATTTCTTTCCTTTCACTCATGTTAATCTCCTAAATTTTATAGATAACTTCGTCTTCATTCAACTCTCGCACCTCACACATTTGATCTGCCAACGCACGTTTCAAATGTGCCAAGTGAAAGTTTGGGTGTGTTGCCTCCACGACAAACTGTCTTCCTACTACCTTAAGTCGTGGCGTTTGAGAAGCGAGCATCTTCGCGTCTCGTTGATCTTTCTTTGTTATAGATGTCATTGTAAATCTCCATAGGTTGAATACAATCGTGGTAGGTATGATTCTCTGCATAGTTCTGATCGTTCCCCCACGTCCAAGTTACAACGATTTCGCCCTCGTAGTATGCGTCACCTGAATTAAACTCAGTCTCCTCATACATTTGCGATTCGTCCCAATCAATCATATAGTCTGCCCACCCGTCCTTATAATACCAATCGAATCGGATTTTCTCGGCCTCGTTCTTGCACCACTCGGC